TAATTTTACCACCACGTTTCTTGAAAACATCCATTGCCTTTTTCATAGCAGCGGAATCCATTTTCTTGCCTTCATATTCCATACCAGCAGTTACACCTTTTTTTAATTGTTTGGCGCGAGCAATAGTATCTTGGGCCGCTTTTTTCTGAGCAATTTTATCTAATTTCTTTTTAGCATTTGCTGCTCTTGATTTTTGAGTAAGTCCAAAGGCAGATTTACCAGCCGCATTTGCTTTTGCAATTGTATCTTTTTGTTGCACCTTGGTATTGTGTTTATCAATTTTCTTTTGAGCAATTTTAGCACGACCTGTGGTTGTCAAACGATTAGTTACAGGACTTGCAACTTTCTTAATACCTTTACCTACTGCACCAATAATACCTTCATCAAGTTCTGATTTTATTTCATCTAATGTTTTCATTTTATCCTCTTACCTTTGCTGCTAAATCTTTATCTGCTTTACCCCAAGTACCTGAGGACTTAGTTACAAATGAATTGACACGAGCCATTCCCCATTGCTGTGGTGTTGTCCCTGGGCGATGGCCTGTTCTCCAAGCGGCAACACCACGATTATATACCTTGCGTAGGATACCAAGTGGCATACCAGATTTTTCGGCCTTTTTCTTTAGACCAGCATCAGCCTTTTCTTCGATATATTGATTAAATTTAATCATGATGTTTCCCTATTTTTTTTCTTAGCATCTCTAATACGAGCTCTATCCATCATACTGTCGTGACGTTTAGCTGCAACTGCCTTTTGTCTTTTAATTCTTTTTTTAGCAATATCAACTCTGTCTTGTTCGCCGAACATTTGTTTGAATTTTTTAGTATGCACAGAAGGTTTGGTTTTTGCGGTTTTATCACCAGGCGCTGGTTTATATGCAGAATCGTCATCATCATCTTTTTTACCGTGTTTGGCAAAATGTGCTGCACGTTTTTGCTTTGTGGATTTTTTAAGGCCTCTATAATATCCAGCAGGTTGTGATCCTTTACGATCTCCAATGTCCGGATCCTCTCCAGGTTTTCTTTCGGATTTCTTTGCCTCATCCAATTTTATAAAATCAACTACATCATATTCAAATTCTTCATTAGGATCAACTTTTTCTACGTCTGTTAGCCACTTTCTATAAATTTCACCCTTGGATTCCACAATGACATAATTTGTGCCTAAGTGTTTTATTTCAGCAACTACACCTTGTCCTTTAATTACTACCTCGTCACCAATTTCAAATAATTTACCATCCATATAGGATTCTCTTATTTCTGAAATTGGTTCAAGTTGAATATGATTTTTAAATTGTGTTTGTTCTGTAAGACCCATACCAGACCGAACTGAATTATAAATCTTTTTGGCGTCAGCATTACCAACGGCCTTTGGTAACCCTTGAGAGAATTGAGAGAAATCATTTGATGAGGCAGCTGCCCTCATCTTAGATGCAGACATTCCTTCAGCACCTTCGGCATCTGGGTCACGATCACCTGCAGATACTACAGTGATTTTTGCAAAATTATAAAACCCATGTTTACCTTTTTTGGCATTATATTTTTTTAATAGAATATCAAACTCACGAATACGATCAGAACCAACAACCATAGCCACATTTTTAAATCCTTCGTTATATAACTTTACTGCTATGTCAAAGATATTTTTAACTGATGTGTCCATCATAATTTGCCGTGCATGTCTTGGAAACATTTTACGGGCAAACTTTACTTTATCTCTATATGACAGGGGATTTTTGTCTGCGTCTTGAGTTTGGGAAAGATAAACCTTATATGGATTTTTACCAGCACTTTGTGATAATTTATCCAAAAGTTTTTCATGCCCAATAGTAGGTGGATTCATTCTACCAAAGGTAAAATAAACCGTCTTTTCTTCTTCAATAAGATAATTTTTAAAAGAATTAATTGTCACTTAACGTTTGCCTATCATTCTTCTAATTCTGCTTTTAGTTTTACCAATTGCACGTTGAATAGGTTTGTCACTTCTTTTTGGCTTACCTCTGCTTAGATTTTCATCATCACGGTCTCGTGCGCGCTGAGTGAAGTTTGTCTCTCTTTCATGGTCTTTATAAAGTGCCATGGAATCAGCTTTACCTGCCCTAGTGGATTTACTTTTATTACCCTGCGCTTTATTGGCGGCATCGGCAGCATCTGCGGCATTCTTTGCGTGAGTTAATCCACCCTTTAAATTACCTTTTTTCAACGCGGCCATAGCTCGGGCATGGTGATCTGCTGCACGTTTATGGTGTTTTGCAGCTTCAGTGCCTTTATGCTCATCAGCCATAGATGAATGGTATCGTGACATACCTTCATGACCACTGTGATCACTACCTCGGCCGTGTGATAAGTTTTGAATTGCAGTTTTGATTAATTTGTTTGTATCCTCACGACCTTCTGCTAATTCTTGTCTTATTTGTCTAAACAATTTCATTGACTAGGTTTCCTTTTTTGGTCCACGTTTACGGTCAATTTCTTTTTTCCTAACATCTTTAAACATTCTTTTGGCCATGGTAGCAATCTTTCTTTTCATCGTAGGAGAACCAAGTCTCTTTTCAATTTCTGCACGACGTGAAAATGAAAGCTCACTTTTTTCCATACCTTTTGTAAGTTTCTTAAAGATATTTATTCGAGCTTGTCGGAGGGATCTTTTTTCGAGAGTGTCTTTGGAGGCCATTCGACGAGCCGCTTTTTTACGACCAAGAGCAATTTTATGTTTGATCTTCTTCATCTGACGGCCACGCTGAATGCGTTGCTGTACAGTAAGAGCCTCGTCTACTGAAAACAGTTTAAAAGACAATGGTTTTGCCATTATCACTTCCTTCCTGGTTTATCCCATCCCTTTAATATATCGGGTGAAAAGTTTGCGTATGAGAATTCCATACGGTCCACAATTTTCACTGCATCACCACCAAGTTTGTCAATTGCAACATATCCTTCCTCTCCAGTTACTTTATAACCATTACTGGTTTTTAAGAAAGTATCAGTTGTTGACAATTTGTTTAATATATTTATAAGTTTTAGTTTTGCTAATACAATAACTTTTTGTAAATCGAACATTCTTTGTAATGATCTTTTATTGGAATTTGAAAAGAATGCAAGAAGTTCATCAAGTTTAGCCTGTTGAGTTGCTTTACCTGCAGAAGTCTTACGTGTATCAATTTCCTTTTTATATTTACCTTTAATATAACGAATAAGACCGGCTACATGCGTACGAGTGTTTGTAATGACTTGACCTTTACGGACAAACGTATTATTATATGTTTCAATCATTTGAGCAAGTTTAGGGTTTGCCTCTAATTGGCGAAGTGTTGTGCCACTGATTTGATTAAATAATACACCTGCTGTTGAAAGATAACCATTAACTTCTTCTGTATCTGTCTTTGACATGGTAAAATTCGTCATATCACGAAGCATCGCATCTTGTGACCATACGTCTTTTGATGGTCTTAATTTACTGACATCAACACCATAAGATGCTTTCATAGATTCAAATGTTTCGCCTGTATATGTGGTGTGCCATACGATACCGATTTTTGCTGTTGTGACCTTATTGGCCGCTTCTGTTCCAATAGGTAACGCATATACGATCGTATTAGGGTGAAAGGTAATATAAGTTTTACCTTTAATTTTTTTCCTCTTAACATCTCCTGGACCATATAGAAAGTCTCCTTGAATTACACCCTTTATTCCTAGAGCAGGTAGATATTGTAAAGCAAGTTTAAGTTTGTCAGCAAGATCGCCACTAGTATCATCATCGATATCAGCATCGCTCTTGTATACTTTGGGAGATTTGTTAAAGATCCCCTTTTTCGCCACGAAGAATCTGCCATCCCTAGGATCAGTCCCAGCAAAGATAGCAGGAGCACCGTCCCACTTAACAGATACATTACCATCTTTGACTCCTCCTAGCATATCTCTTAATGACCTTAAGGCCATTATTGCTTCTCTAGTTCCGTTTACACCCCCATATAGGACTTTATCCTCGATATGGGTCATATGTGTATTCTTGTTTTCTGTTATGAATTCGTTAAAATTTCTCATCTGCCTTTTACCAATATTAAGTCAAAAGTTCCTGATACACCAGCATCAGCACCAGTAAGTTTACATTGTAACTTTATGTCGGTCTTTTCAGGAAACTTTAATGGAATAGGATAGTGCTTTTCTATAAAATTAGTCTGCATAGTTAAGAAGTCTCTTGTTCTGAAAGAACCACCATGTTCTCTCACATAAAGTCTAAACTCACCATCTTTATCCTTTGATTGAATTCCAACACTTAACTGAAGAAGATATGCAGTATGACCTCTCGGAACTGTATAAATGTTTTGCATAGTTTGTTGATGGGCAACTTCAATACGTGCAGTATTCACACTATTGAGTTGTATACGCATGACTGCTTCGGTTGGAGTATCGTTTGAAACAAAGGCACGGTTGATTCTAAGAAACTCTTTTGTTCCAGTAGCATTACCCGAACCATCAATTAATAATACTTCTTCAATTTCATCATAATTTTCGTCAAGTCCTTGAATGGTGATTTCAGAACCAGCATTTGCTAAATTACTAGCGATAGTGGCAACATGACCTGCTGTAGCAAAAGTAATCTGACCACCCTGTGCCCAAATGTCTTCATAATTATTACTAGCATCAGGATTATATCCAAACTTATGAACATGCCTATGATTTACTGCACGACCAGATGCGATATTAATTGCGTCATTGTCTATGTACTGATTAATTGCCATTATCCAAACAACCTTGAGAAATTGGCTTTAAATACACCACCATTAATTGAGAATGTACCCCTTTGTGATAATATCTTTTCATCATCTGTCATATTTGCAAAATCAATATAATGGAAATATATGTCAAGTGGATCCTTATCCTTAAGGTTTGCAATATATCCTTTATCACCTGGTTTATCACCAACAGAAACTTCAATGAGATGTTTCATTAATTGAATTGCAATATCATTTGCATTTGGGTTTCTTGCATTTAGACCAATTGCTTTCATTGCAGTATTAAATTGGGTTATTGTTCTATCCATTTGTTTAAATAC